CTCAGTGTCGAAGTCTTGTACTTCGTTCTGGACACGTTCCTCAATAACTACAGGTCTATCAACCGAAGTTGATCTTGTAGTTTGTGTTGCCTCTTCTTTAATTGTGTGAAGTCTCTCAGATTCGGATTTATCAAAAAGATTACTTGCATACTCAAAATTTTCTGCAATGAATTCAGCTGTTTTACCCTTCAAGACTCTTCCAAGATAGTCTCTCTTCTTACCCTTTACGGTAGAGAGTTTTTTCTCTAAAATAAGTTCTGATTTAGCCTTGCTAAATTCTTCTTTTAATAATCTCGCTTCTTTTTGAGCGACTTCAAGCTTTGTATTAGCTTCATCAATTTGACGTTTACCGTCAATAATAGCAGTGCGAACTGATTTAGTCGCAACTGCAGAATCCACACCGAGCATTTCTTTAATTTGCTCTAAAACAACAGCAGCTCTTTTTGATTTGACAGCTTCGTTGATTTTTTCTGTAGGAATAACTTCATCTAAATAGGCCTCAAGATATGTTGAGACGTTATTACCATGAGATTTTTGAAATTCTTTGCACCACCATTTACTTCCTTGTTGTATTTCTCAACAATTTGAATTAATTTCTGAGAATGATTTTTATCGATAGCTTCTACAACTTTAACTAATTTACTAGTATGGTCTTTATCGATAACGTTGATCAAATGCTTTAATTTATTGGCATAATCGTTGTCTTGTTCTACAAGAGCTTTTTCGACATGCAATTTAACTTTGTCTTGAACAGCGTTGTTAAAAGCGTTTTCAATCTCATTAAGAGTATCCTCTGTGAGAATACCGTTAGTAGCATTTTTTAGTAATTCAGTGATACCCATATTAAAATTTATTTATTATATTGTCGATCTTTTTATTCAATTTTGACTCAACAATCTTATGTAGATATTTATTAGCCTGAGCGTACTTTTTCTCATTTAAAGACAACAAAAAATTTGAAATATCTTTTTTTTCTGCAGAAGTTATTTGTTGCTGTTTCTTATTCATGCTATTATTAATTATTTATTAAAATGCTTTACTAATTTTTTGAAAAAAGGTAATTATTTGATCCTTTAAGTACTGTTCCACATCTCTTTTTGGTAAGGAAGAAATAGCATTAGAGAAACTTTCATAAAATTCTTCTAATCTACCATCATCTCTAAGAACATATTGTTTTGATTCTAAAATGCCATTAACAAAAGCAGAAGGACAAGATGGATCAGCAACACAGTCGACAGCTACTAATCTAAATTCTGAAACTCTATTAATACCGTTAGTTTGTTCTGTTAATTTACCAAGAGCTCTGGAAGACATTCCTATCTTGACACCATCATTAACTAGAGAACGTACAATTTGACCAGTGGGGGTTGAGAGTACTTTCGATTTACCAAAATACGTATTACCTTCCTTTTTAATTTCTGTAACCATGTGGCACGCTCTTTCTAAGTCTACTTCAGCTTTAGTAGGGTGATTAAGTTCTCCCATTGCTCTATTAGTTTTAACCATCTCGTTAATATATCTATTAACTTCTCTATCCATTTCACCTTCACTGTAAATTCTTTTGTTTTTATTTACAGACTCACATTGCATGTAAGGACCTGTAATAAATAAATTAGAAGGTTTATTGTTATTTTGTTCTTCCCAAATTACATCAAACTCGTCTTGATGGGCTGGTTGTTCAACTAAAAGTCTTAGTGCCATATTTTTATTTATATTACTTATAATTATTTTCTTATATTTAAATGGTGTTCTGTTAAAATAGTAAATTCCATATCATGTTTTTTACACCATTTCTCAGCGGCTTCCCATTTTGCTTTGTTTTTTATATATGTCAACTGCTCGTAAACAGTACTTTTTCTCGGTTTATTATGCTTAGTGAGTTTTACAACAGGTTTTATTGTTTGTTTATAAGGCTTTACTTCTATTAAAAACTTTTTAATACCGTCTTTTGTCTTCATTTTTACTATTGCATCTACAATATAATTATGTACTCTGTTGTCTATAGGGTTTAAATAGGGTATAACAATAGATTCCGAACCCCATTCAAGGATAGCAGGATCACTATCACAAAACCGGAAAAACTTAAGCTCCCAAGAAGATAAGAACCTAGGTAAGTCTCTACCTCTGTACTTTTGAGGGTTTAGAGGCTTAAAAATGCCCTGCTTGAATCTTTCATCTTTTTTAATTAACTTCATTACATTTCACCTAAAGCAATTAACTCCTTCAAGGCATCTTCTACCGATACAAATGTTGTACCATTACTTCTATCGACTGTTTTAACAGGTTTAGGGTCGATCTGCTGCATTATTTGGCTTAACTGAGAGCTTAACTGTTGCTCCATGGCAGTAATTTTATGGTCTCTTTCTATAATCATAAATTAACCTACAAAGAACATTACAGGGTCTGCATCCCCCATACCCGGTGTCGCACCAGAATAGAGCATTGTTTCTAATTCTTTTTTCTCTGTTAATCCTTGAGACAATAGATCATTATAATTAATGGTGCCTCCGCCGAAAAGAGCAGCATTAGTTACTTTACCTCTTATATTACCTACTCCTATTTTTGTTAATGCGGTGGCATATTGATATACCCAAGGTTCTTTAATAATATCAGTAAGAGGGCGCTCTACATAGCAAGAAACTACGCCCCAGTAATGAGAAGAAGATCCCTGGCCTGGCTGAGGCATTATTCTTAAATATTGTGTTCTTTCGTCAAATAAAACTTCTTTCTGTAAAGCTAAAACCTTTTCCCTGGTATCTAACCAGTTTTTAAGCACGTACCAACTTATTAAATCAAAGCCATAGTTACCCATAGCATAAGAAAAATATGTTTGCTGTGCCATAGTTTGTTCAATAGTGAAGAGAGTATTAACACCTGTAGTTGAACCTTCTTCAAAATCCAATACCGCTATAACTTTTCTGTAGTCTTTACATAGATAGTCGTAGCTATTAAGTAAGCTCAATGTTTCTTTAGTATCCTTTTCATCTCTACCTGCAACTTGATAAACATAGGGTTTATCTGGCTGGCCAATAACCATCTTACCTATTGTATATGCAGCTCTAACGTCTTCTGGTACGTCTTTCATTTTTAATTGAGCGTTAAATTCTTTAGAAAGTGAAAATAAAACGTCTAACCTTATACCTTTATTAAGCTCATAAAGCTTTGAATCAAAAACGAGAAATTCTCTTGTATAACCTGCATACTTAGTAAACATCTCGCAAGCTATAGCAATAAATTCGTTAAGTTGATCTGTATGGATCTCTATGTTTACCATAGGAGCTCCCAAGGTTCTACATATTCTTTGACCTAATCTATTATAACCGTCGACAATATTGTTTAAATTTGTAGAATAGAAAGCAGAAGCAGGTAGGGATGTGGTACAATCCATCATATCATTTATTTATAACCATTTATTTTTTCTATATAGAACTGATTGAGCCTATTTATTTCAGGAATAGTTAATGCTTTTTTAAAAAATGCAAACTCATATAGTTTCAAATCAGAGTAACCAGAAGTCGCGTTAGGATTTTTTCCTAAAGTAAACTTATAATCCTCTAAAACTGGCACATCATTAGTAAAGGATCTCGGGTTAAGTCTTGTAGCTGTCCTATTATTAATAAAAATTTTATCTTTATTATTATTAAAAACTGTTGTAATAACATATTTTTTACCAGTTTCAAAAATAAAATTATTTATAACGTCTCTAGGGGTATCTCCTATACCGGTATACATCTTATTACCTCTCATCATTAAACCATATCCCCTATCTGAAAAATCACCCAACCACCATAAGAAGGAAGTTGCAGGGAAGCTATCAAACTCAACAACTGCAATTGTAGAAAAAGGTGTTCTAAATAAATTTGCAGAAGATAAGGACGTCAAGGGGGTATTTAAAGTTAAAAAATCGTTATTTTTTAAATAAACACCTCTCAAAGAGCCGTCGACGGTAAGGGCAGGTCTGCTATTCACATCTAATTGTTTTAATTTATAATCATAATTTGTATTTGACACCCATTCATCAACATTTATAGTATTTGGTTTGAATAGTGTATCATCCATACTATTAAACCATAATATGTTGTTAGATATTATAGCAGTAGGTTGAGTACTATAATATACTTCTATATCTTGATCTTCCTGGATTCTTTCAAACTTCAAAACTGCAGTCTCTTCATTTAGGAAATTAAAAGGTTGTGATTTATTGTTAAATTTAATAGGTACTTTGGAGACTACGGATTCGTTTAATATGAGATTATCTATAAATCTATCTTTACCAGAATATACTTCTATAGTATAAGAACTAGTACATTGCTTAAGAGTTATTATGTTAGAAGGGCCCAGAGAATAGTACGGTTCTGGAAATTTTTGAATTATTTGTACAGGTGCATCTCCTGAAACAGGGGTTGCAAGAAGATTATTACCGTAAGCCCTGTCAAGCCAGCTACCAGCAGAAAGACCTATTACTCTATCAAAAGAAGAGGTTAATAAAGGAAATTTTGTGATATGGTTTACTGAAGGCCAGGTAGCGTTATATAGGTTAAAATTGAAATATTGCTGATCAGCGCCTAAAAATCTCATCTTTATACCTGACCCGGCTACGTAAAGAGAACTAGTAACCGGGTATTGAGTTAAATTTAAAATATCAATTAAAGTACCGTTTCCTCTATCTAAATAAATATCCTCAGCTTTATTACTAGCCGTAAGAGCATTAACATACACGGGATTTTTTCTTCTATTATTAGACGGATCTCTAAAAAATATACCTGAACCTCTATAGTATATATCGAACGTAGTGGGTAGGTCCATGAAATAATCAGTGGCTCTACCAAGCATTTTTACCCCATCATAAACAAAATCAACTCTAGTTATATGTCTAGCACTTAAAATTAAAACGTTATGTGAAGATTGAAAAGTACTCTCTGGAGTTTTAACAGAAATATTATATGTATCGGGATGGAAAACTACATTAGCCTTTTCTTGAGGGCATCTATCTATATATAACCACATTGTATATTTGCCTCCTTTTTTTGCTTCAAAAATATCTTTAGCTGTAAGAGTATAATTACCAGTTACGTTATAGTATACAGTTTGAGCGGTTGTAAACCATGTAATAGTATTATCTTTATCATATACTCTTACTGGTATGGCTACTTTTTGTTTAGTGTTAATTGCGCTAGTATTAAGTCTATGCGTTATTGAAGATAGAGCTATATGCCATCCAGTACCACCTAACCCGTCATAATTTTTTTCACTAGATAAATTTCTTGTAGTATTATAAACAGATTCAAAATTTGAACTATTAGCTATTAATGTAGTATACCCCTCATAACCAAGCTGCCAATTATCAAACAGTAATGTTACAGTCTGTTCTACAGATCCCCATAAATTCCAATCTGCGGAATTATTCTTTGTCAAGGAAGAGTAAAACCACCAGTCTTGGCTATTGGATCCAAATGTATAAGGTATAGAACTAACACCAAATACTGCCGTTTTAATAATAACATCGCCGTTTTTGGGAAAAGCAGTCAAAAATACTGAACCTGTATAATTACCACCATCTATGATATCAACACTAGTTATAGTCTTTAAAGCTGTATTTAAATTAGCTTTAAAATTACCTTGTTTTATTATATTACCCCTTGTACCTCTGAAGCTTAAAAATAAATCAGGCGGAGTGTTGTAACCTGAGCCTGTGCTAGAAATAGTTACCTTACCTGCCTTTAAAGTTTTATTTTCTAAAATATTATAAAAAACACCTCCAAAGGGATAATTAAAGGAAGCTATAGGATCAGTGGAGCTATCAGGGAAGCCTAATGTTGGTTGAGTGTGGTGGTTGAACCCATGCCATTTATTATGATGTATTTGATTGCTCATTAGTAATTACCACTTAAATAAGTCACATCCCCATATAAAATACCATTAATAGCAATAAAATTAATTACAGTTATACCAGAAAGAGTTTTATTTACTATATTGGTAGTTTTTTTAGAACTATTAAATCTATATAAATTATCGAATTCAACCTCATATCCTGTAGTATGTCGACCTGGATTATCCTGCTTTATTACTAAGGTATATAACCCACCTGTTAATACAGTTACCTCTTCTGGATTTCTTACAAAAACATCTCTATTCACTCTTAAAAAGGCAACTTGCTGACTATTTAAATCCCACTCATAAGTACTGAGACCGACAAAATCAAGGGAAGGGTATAAATCCTGTCCAGAAAAAGTCTTAGAGTGAGTATACTCTTGAGCTTTATTAGTGAACATCAGATATGGAGATCCCCACTCGGCACTGTAGGTCTTTACTGTGGTATATGTACTATCATATTTACTACTATTAGCCTTTAAAAAAGTGTATGCATTATAACCTAAATTCCAATTACCGCTCAAACTACTGACAGTATTGTATAATGTCCTTGTTAACATCCATGTAGCAGAAAAACTACCCATAGTAGTATAGGCGTTATACCACTCCAAGCTATTAGTATAATATTCGAAAGTTTTATTCTGATCAGTTAATAAATTATAAAAAATACCTCTAAAGGGGTACTGTTTAGAAGCAATAGGATCTAATCCAGCGTCAATATCCTTTGTAGCAGATAGGGTATGATGATTAGCTCTGTGAAATTTATTATGAAATGTAAAGACTCCTGCCATATTATTAAATGTTAACTCCTTCTGTAATACTTATACCACTTATACCCTCTAAAGGTGCCCCTCCTATGCTAGCAACTATACCTGGACCTGGGGATAGTGCTTCAAAAACGTCAAGTTTAACCGGATTAGGAGACATTATTAAACTTTCATCAACAAAATAAAAATATTTTTTAACTGTAGATTTAGCCTTTTCTGGTTCAGGTGAAAGGTAAACACTATCATCTATATTGTTTATAAGATAAACAACTATAACACTTTGTAAGTTTATTATTTGCTGTATACAGCGGTTAATAACGTCGCCCTGTAATATTTCATTTATACCTATAATAAAATCATCATCGAATTTAATTTGGTTATAAAACCCTAATAAATTTACATTATATATTTTTTTCTTAATAGACGGATAAGATCTACCTAAATTTTCTTCCTTATATCTATATTTTATATTTTTTATTAAAAGTAAAACGTCATAAAAAAGCTTTTTAAAGTTTTTTATTAGAGTCCAGCACTGCACGTATTCTTCTTGATTTAAATACAGATCTTCCTTTAAAGAATATATAGGAAAATCATAAACATCTAAAAGGGAATTAATAGAAATTTTATCATAATAAAAGCTAAAATTTTCTTTAATACCATTGGTGGAATATAAGGATAAAATATCTTGTTCGTCCTCACTTTTTGTAGTTGTTAGCCACTTTAATTCAATTCCTTCACTATTATCAATATCATACTGGCCTATTATATAATCTAAAAGAGTAATCCATACCTTTTTTATTGAAGTTTGGGTTAAAATAAAAATTATATTTTTATCAGCTTGAAAAAGTTTTAAATTTTGTATTTCTTCCTCTTCTCTAAAATAAGATCCTATATAATACTCTTTTTCGAAAATAAACTCTTTCTCTACTAAATTAAATTTATATATAGTTTTACCTTTACCACAATATAGGGTATTGTCCTTGCCTAGCAATATACACGTAAAAAATTCGTTCTCTTTAAAAAGCTTGTAAAATATACAAGTATTAATCCAATTTAAATTTTTATCATAAATTTTAAAACATTTATTTTCGTAATCCTGAACAACTAAAAAATTGTCATTTACAGCTACGTTCTTTATTTTTCCAAATCTATTTCTCTCATTAACATCACCATCTCCACCAATTAAATTTTTAAGCACTAATTTTTTATTAAAGATATTTTCATTTTTACTTAAATTACTAATATCATAATGGTAGACGTTGTTATATACGTCATCAACAATGTATAAGTTATTATCTCCAGAATTTTTTATATCAACTAAATTAGAATATTTTATATCACTAGAAACACCGTTCACTAGAGTACTATTAAAAAACAAACTACTCGATCCTTCCTTATCTAGAGAGAATACAGATACGCTTTTGTCATTAATACATATTAAAAAATTTAAATTATTATTACTGAACTCTGTATTAATTAATACAGCTTCTTTTGTTCCGGAAAGCAAATCGTTCTTAGTCTCATAAAACTGCTTTTCTAAGTTATAGTTTTTAAGCTTATTATCGTTATAAGTACAAAGAGAGAAGCTGTATGTATTAAACAAATCAAAATTTGCTACATTACAGGCTCTATATAAGAAAAGCAAATTGTAAT